CCTCTATCCAAAGCTATAAAGATCTTATTACATTATAGAGTTAAGAAAAAGTGTAAAGATGAAGTTATTACTTTAAAGGAATATCTTAAACTATATAGAGAATCTTTAGATGAAATTAAAGATCTTTGTTTAGAAAAATAAAATGGAAATACTAAAAAATCAAAAAGAGCCTCTTGATAAAACTAATAAAATAGCTAATCAAGTAGCCAAGGAACAGCAATCTGCTCCTGCAACAAAAGCAGATCTGTATCCGGAAGACATTAAGAAAAGACGTAAATGTACTATCTCTGAGGCTATGATAAAGACTCTGGTAAGACAACTTGGAGCAGAATTATCTAACTATCACTTGTATAGAACATTTTCAGCTTATTATCAACGAATTGGTCTTCCTAAATTAGGAATATATTATCTTGAAAGGGCTAACGAAGAGAATGTACATCATAATTGGATATTTAATTATCTAACTGAATGTGATGCAGACTTTCAATATCCTAAAGTTGAAGCTATAAATGTTGATATTACAGATAATGTTCTACCATTTAGACTTACTGTAGATAGAGAGATTGAAACTACACAAGGTATAAATCAGATTGTGAATCAAGCTGTTGAAGAAGGAGATTGGAGTACATTCCAAATGTTGAATGGGGATGATCCAGACTTCGGTAGACTTGTTAGAGAGCAGGTGAACTACTTTTGCCTGAAAGTACAGTAATGTACCGGTGAATAGACCAAAATCGGTAGAGACTGAAATGTCAATACCTAGGTAAGTATGAATCCAAAGAGTTCATGCCACCGTAACGCATAGAGATTGAAACTTATATATATAAGACTAAAATATCTCCACGAGTGGTCTACTCCTTAGTAATAAGGATGAATATATATGCTGGACGTATAGAGAATAAAAATCTATAGAAGCTAAGATAAAAAGCTTAGTGATAACAAAACGAGAAGAGGAAACAATTACTAGAACCATACTTGATATGGCTGAAATGGATGGAAGCTGGCTGAGAAAGCAAAGTTCTATTCTAAATTTCTATAGGAATCCAAATTCTGAAAAATAATGGAAATTTTAAACAAAGACTTCGTGTTTGGTGAAGTCACATATAAAGAGAAGAAGAGAAAGTTTGTAGTAACTGCTATAACTATTAGAGATGACGATACTCTAACAGCTACTATCAGTGAAATGGGTAATCTTTTACGTAGTATTAAAGAAGGTAAATGTATTCCATGTGCTTTGAAAAAAGCATCACATTTTCCAAATCCTATATTTATTTACTTTGGAGTTTCAATATGTAATCCAAAAGATGAATATAATCAAGAACTTGGAAAGACAATAGCCGAGGGTAAAGCTATTTGCCCAAGAACTAGATTGTTAGAAATATCATTATCTGGTCTTAATGCTATAAGTGGAATAAACATTTCACATTTATTATCTAATATTCATTGGGATATCATAAACAATCCTGAGAGTTATATATTACATGAAAAGTAATATTATCATAATTATTCTTTTAGCTGGATTAATTATTATAGAAATACTTAATTATTCTAAAGTACAGAGGCCTGAAACATCTAAAGAGATAGACAGTCTGCAAGTAAAAATAGAACAGTTAAGTAATCTAAATACTTCTTTAAATGATAGTATTGATAGTTTAAAAGCTTTAAAGAATAAGGTTGATTTATCAATTATAAGAATCAATGAAAGGTATGAGAAAGATTTTGATAGTATTATTAGTCAGTCTGTTGCTTCCGATGTACAGTATTTCACAGAATACTTATCCGAAAACTCTACAAGACTCCTTAATAGTAATAACTCCAACACAGTTAAAGGAAACTAATCTTATCTTTCTGGAACATAAAACTTTCAGATTAAAAATTGAAGAACTGGATAAGAAGATAACCCTTCAAAATCAGATAGAGGATAAGTTAAATTCTTCAATCATATTAAAAGATAGTATTATTAGTAGTTATGAAAGAATGAATGCTATTAATACTTCTCTTTTAAATGAGAAAGACAAACAACAAAAGGTATTATCCAGAAATGTAATCATAGGTAGTGCAGTTATTATCCTATCTATATTAATACTTAAATAATGGATGAAATCATTAAGTGGTCAGCCAAAGGATTTTTTATATCTATATTCTCTGTTTTACATAAAGAGAGAATAGAATGGACTGTGGGAGTTAGAGTAGGAATTACTGATAAGAATAACTGGATGTCAGAACATGATGAAGGTTGTCAATTTAGTTCATTTAACTCTTATAGCACAGCTTTAGATAAAGCAATTAAATTCTGTGAGAAATATAAGCCAACGAATGGCAAAAGCAAAAAAAGAAAATAAGGAAATAAGATATCCTGAGAGAACATGTATAGAATGTATCAGGTATCAGTGCTTTAAAGGACAAGATAAATTTTCCGATTTTGCGAAATATGGATGTATAAAATATGAAAAGAAAGTATAAAATTTATTTTGGTTTGTTAGGTAAGTATAATACCTATGGGTGTAGAGATGTTGAAGAGTGTGAGAGTCAAGACGAAGCAGAACAGTTTGCTTATGAATGTGCTGTAGCAGAGTATGAGTCATTTGATGTCCCACAAGATCAGGGTGAAACTTTTGAGAATGAAGAGGAAGCCAATGATTTTATGCAAGATTGGATAGAGTTTAGTGCTATTCCAGTCGATAGTGACGATTCTTCATTGTAGATTAATAACCTACAAAGAGGATTTTGGTGATTATACAACATATGTATTTCTAAATTTAGACACAACAAATTTATTTGATAGATATGTAATGTGTACTAAATTTCCTAACTGGCAGACCTCTCCAATAGAAATTGGGCAAACTGGTTTTGTAAAATTTAGAGATATTAGAGCTGGCGATAACTGGTATGATATTGAAAATGGAACAGAGGTTCCTTATAAATATGATATGGTGCAATTTATAGATTTTATCTTAGATAAACCTGACAGCTCTAATTATTGTATAATGACTTAGATTTATAAAAACAAAAGATACATTATATGAGATAAGAATAATTTATAAAAAATGAGTATATTAGGAGAAAGATTGACCGAAGCTATTAAATCTAAGAAGAATGATATTAATACTTTTGTCTGGAAAGGTGAAAAGAAAGAGATAGGTGGCAAATTTGTTCAGGATGAAGTACTTTTAATTGACTGTACACAAGAAGAATTGCAAGAGCATTATAACTATTGCAAAACTATGTTGTATAATCAGGATAAAGTAAAACCTGGGAGATATGTACTTCTATCTATCATTAATGATCAGATGGATAGGTGTAATACTGAATTATTTCTTAGATGGCTTAAAACAGAGAAGCAAAAAGGTATGTTTACCTTTGCAGCTGAATTGAAGAGAGTTATTGACGATAATAAGGAAGTTATTACTGATTTAAAAGCTTATCCAATATCAGGAATGGTTTCAGGAATTCCAGATGAGTTTAGTAACATTTCTGTAAACTTGGTTTTAGATGGATGTTTAGATAAGTTAGGACGATTTGATAAACGTCATATAACTCTAACATTTATACTAAAGCAAGGAGTTTGGTGTACACCAGATGAACTTAAAGAGCTTACGATTATTAATAGTGATGGTACGGTGAGAGATAGATTAGAAGTAATCAAAGAGAATTTGTTAATCAATAACAATTTGAGTCTTAAGATTACGCCAAAAGGTTTGACATATAGTCAACTTAGATCTATGACTACCTTAAAGTCAAAGAAATATTCTCAACTCACTACTGATCAACTTAAAGTTCTAAGAAATAGAATTTTATTTGCATTGGGAGATGAATGCAGGTTCCATATTAAACAATGGGAACAACGTATGAATCAAATTGAAATGGTAGCTGAGGCTAAGAATTTTACTTTGAGCATATAAAAACTTATTGAAGAGTTCTAGAGATTTACGACAGGAGGAATGTGTAGCTAAATGGGTAAAATCTGGATGCAGAGGGGCATTAGAAGCAAGTACTGGGTTTGGTTGGGTTATAAAATACCTTGCCGTGTATTAAGGAAACTTAACACATTATCAGGGGGCAAAATCGAAGAATGTCCTGTGAAGGATAACATCGAGATAAATTCAGAGATAACGCAAGGCTCTGAATCATTGTACAGCATAGATGGTGAATAAATATAATCCATCCACGAGTGTCCCCTACCTAAAGAAATATGGTAAAAATATATGCGGGACTCATAAGTAATTATGAGAAATATGAGATAAAAAGCTCATATGATAACAAAATCGAAAACCAGAGTAGGCATAATTGCTATTAAGAAGTTTATTAACAAGAATCCTGATGCCTCTGTTATGGTCGTAGTACCAACTAGAGAGTTAAAAGATCAATGGATTGGATTACTAATAACAAATGGTTTAGCCTTTGTTACTGTTGAAGTGATAAATACTGTAGTTAAGAAAAACTGGGAAACAGACTTTCTTATTATAGATGAATGTCATATGGCAGCAGCTGCTCAATTATCTAACATTTTTAAAGTTGTAAAATATAAAATAATTCTAGGATTAACAGCTACCCTTGAAAGATTGGATGGTAGACATGTAATAATACAGAAATATTGTCCATTATTTGATACAATTACTATTGAGGAATGTATCAAAAATAACTGGGTATCTAATTACAAAAAGTATAAAGTTTTACTAGATGTAGATCTTACTGAATATAATACTGCAAATTCAGAATTTTATAATCACTTTGCATTCTTTGGATATGATTTTAACAAGGCAATGTCTTGTGTAGGCCCTTCTGGTTATATTGGAAGAGAAGAATATCTAAAAGAAATATGTACTGATACAAAGAAGTATAGTGAAGTTAGAAAAGAAATTACTGCACATGCATATGGTTTTATGAGATCATTACAAGCTAGAAAACAATTTATTGCTAACAATCCAAGAAAGATTGAAGTAACTAATCTAATATTAGAACATCGTAAAGATAAGAAAGCTATAACTTTTAGTCCAACCATTAAGGTAGCTGAGAAGATAACTTATGGTGGAGTTTTACATTCTGGACAGACTAGAAAGAAGAGATCTGTAACTTTAGAAGAGTTTAATGAAATGAAAACTGGTGTGTTGAATACCAGTAAGGCTTTAAATGTTGGAGCTGATATTCAAGGAGTTAACTTGGGAATAATACTTGGAATTGATAGTAGCAAAACTACATTAGTTCAAAGGACTGGAAGAATAATAAGATATTCTCCAGATAAAGAAGCAGAGATATTTATCTTAGTTATTAAAGGAACTGTAGAAGAAGCTTGGTTTGAGAAGTCAAATGAGGTAAGTAGCTATATTACAGTAGATGAAGAAGGATTACTCAACCTTTTAAATGGTAAAGACTATATAGTAAAGAAAGAAAAGTCTTCTAAAGTACTATTTAGGTTTTAAGCAAACTTTTATACAACTGCGAAAGCGGATTAAATCGTTATGCAATTAGTAGATAATAAACTAATAATTTATTACACTTACTAATTGATGGATATTGAGAATGATTTGCTAATGTTAGAAAAATACAACTTGACCATTGAAGAATGGTTTGTGTTGCAAATGCTGATATTAGCAAGCGTTGATGAAGGAAAAAGTGAATATATTAAAAGATATATTCCTCATATTTCAAATTTTAGGGACATTTTAATGAGTCTACAGGATAAATCTTTGATATTGAAATCTTATAAGATTCCAGATATAGGAGATAGATTTAATCCTGAAGATGTTGATTTAAATAAAGGCCTGATTAAGAATTTCTATAAATGCTCTGGCTTGCTGGGAGCAGAATTATTTCAGCTATATCCGTATAGTATGGAAATAAAAGGGATTCTTTATACTTTAAATAACATCACTAAAGGTTATCATAGTCTAGAAGAAATGTTCTATGATTATGGGAGAATAATAAAATTTAATCCAGAAACTCATGAAGAGGTTTTGGAACTCTTGAAATTTGCAAAAGATAACAACCTTATTTCCTACGGAATTGTAGAGTTTATAAAATCTCACAAATGGGAAACTATTAAGAAAATGAAAGAAGATGGCTCTTATGTTGGTAAGACATTAGATAACATTACTTCCATTTAAATGTTAGTAGAGGGATTATTAGAACAAATTAATAAGGGTAGAGAAGGCTCTAACTGGGGATTACCAATGGGACTTCCAAGATTGGAACAATACATTGATGGAGTTTCCAAGAGCACTTATACTTTATTATTTTCAGGTAGTGGTGTAGGCAAGACATCTTTGGCTTTATATGCCTATATTTATCGTCCAATTATGGATTGTATAGAAAGAGGTAATGATAAGTTAAAGATATTGTATATCAGTCTAGAAATGAAAGGTGAGGTATTATTAGCTAAATTATTATCTACATATATATTTGAAACCTATGGAGTTGAAATATCATATAAAGAAATGGTATCAAAGACTAGAGGAAAGGTTTTATCTGATAAAGAGTATGAACTCATTGAAAAATCAGTACCTTGGTTAGCAGAAGTAGAAAAGAGATTAATCATTTATGACAAGGCTTTAACTGCTGCTGCATTTTCTAAATTATTAACTTCCTTAGCTGAAAAGTTTGGAACATTTAAAGAAGACTCTACACGTAGAATCTATCAAGCTAATGATCCAGATATGATTATGGAAGTAGTGGTTGACCATTTAAGTCTAACTACTCCAACAGCAGGAAATTCTCTAAAAACAGAAATGGATAACATTTCTAAGATTGCAGTAAACTTTAGAAATACTTGTTCTTTTAGTTTTCTAATGCTTATGCAAGTTAATAGAGATTCTTCTAATGTGGAAAGACGTAAGTTAGAATTATTAGAACCTCAGAGGTCTGATGTAAAAGATAGTGGAAATATGGAGCAAGATTGTGATCTTATGGTTTCTATATTCAATCCACACAGAGAAAAACTTAAATCCTATAGAGGATATGATATTAGTACATTAGGTAGTAATTTTAGAGCAATACTCTTGTTAAAAAGTAGATATGGTGATGGTGATGTTTCTGTTGGCTGTAATTATTTTGGAAAGAGTAATATATGGAAAGAATTACCAAAGGCTGATCAGATCTATGACTATGAAAGATATACAACTATAGACACCTATAAAAAACAAACAGAAGAGATTAAAAATGAAGAACTAGATTTGAATTATAAAAATAACATAGAAATAATTCTATAATGTCAAATATAATTGGCTTAGGTGGATTCAGTGGTTCTGGAAAATCCACATCTTTAAAATATTTAGATCCAAGTTCTACTTTTATTATAAGTATAACCCCAAAACAATTAGCTATTCCAGGCTTTAGAAAAAACTATAAGAAGTTTAATATAGTAGACGGAAAGCCTGTAGGTAACTATTTTAATAGTTCTAAGCTTCCAAATATTCTAAAGATTATGGAAATTGTTAATGCAATGCCACATATAAAGGTATTGGTAGTTGATGATATGAATTATCTTTTATCAATGGAAGTTATGGACAGAGC